TCTGGAACTTCTGGTATTGCGAGTTTATTTTTTGGTGATACTGACACAGAAAAAAGAGGCGCTGTTAGATATTTAAATTCATCTGACGCATTGCGTCTTAGGACTGCGAATACGGATAGGTTTACTATAAAGGGTAATGGTTTTGTTGGAATTAACACAACAGATCCAGGCTACCATTTAGATATAGACGGGGAAGCCAGGATAGGATCGACAAGTAGAACAGGCACAAGGCTTTTAATACAAGCTGAAAATACAGCCGGCGCGCCAGCTACAACTACAGAAATAAGAATGCTCGGCTATGAAAGTAGAGGGCAGGGGATATTTTTTCAAGATTCTGGTAATTCAGGTGAAGAATGGTTTGCTGGGTTAAACTACTCTGGAAGTTGGGATAAATACTCTATTGGGTATGATGCTTCAGGGGGCCAGGGGGAATATCTAGCAAACGCAATACTCACAGTAAAAGGTAGCGTTGCGAGAGTTGGCGTTAAGAATCATGATCCGCAAGCTGACATGGACGTCAATGGCACTATACGGGCTACGGGAGGTACATTTACAAGCGGTACTTCCGGCGCTGATTCACAATCTAGTGCAGGTATAGTTTTAAGAAGGGGTAGAAGAATATTATCTGGTATACCAAGCAATAGCAATGAAGATTTTTATTTAAGAAACTTATTAGAACATACATCCTCAAACAGTATTATAATTGGGCAAGGAGGTACGGCGCTTATATCAGATATAGCCTTAAAGCCTGGTAGTAATGGAAATATTACGTTTTTTGGATCTGGGTCTGAGGACATGCGAGTAGACTCAAGTGGAAACGTTGGGATTGGGACAAGTTATAACCCGTCAGGATATAAAGTAAATGTTAATGGTGATATTGGAGCCACAACGGGGAGCCAGCTGCACATGTTCCAAAACGGCGGAACTGGCAGTACAAATGCGGTTATTCGTGTTACAAATCTTGATACTTCTAATTACGGGCAAACCACTCCTAATATTTATAGCGACTCGGGTAACTATTATGGCAATAGGCATTGCGAGTTTGCTACTAATGGCACAGTAAGAGGCTGGATAGGTCATAATGGTAGTACTACTGTAACATATTCAACCACTAGCTCTGATGAGAGATTAAAAAAGAATATAGAGGTTTGGGACGAAGATACTTTAAATAAATTTAGAAATATTCAACCCAAAAAGTTTAACTTTGTAGATCAAGAAGATACAGACCCTAAGGATAAAGGATATATAGCTCAAAATATGGTCGATAGTTTTCCTGAGGCTTATCCTCATGACTACAGTATTAGCCAAACAGAGGGTATGTATAGTTTCAACCCATCTGGTATGGTCGTATATTTAATGAAAGCGGTAAAAGATCTTATAGCAGAAAATGATAATCTTAAAGCTAGAGTTGAAGCTTTAGAAAACGCATAAAACAAGTAATTAATAGTATATCAACTAAATATAAAAAAATGGCAAACACTTATTCATGGACAATCAACGCGCTGGACACATACCCTTCAGTAGATTCTCTTTCAGATGTAGTATATAATATTCATTGGGGATTAACAGCTACTTCTGATCAAACAGATTCTGACGGTAATCCTTATACAGCTAGTGCTATTGGAACGCAAACTATTAGCGAGGCTGATTCAAGTAGCTTCACTGCTTTTGATGATCTTACTCAATCTACTGTTGAAAGCTGGTTAGAAGCAAGCGATCTTGAGATAGCTGATATTAAAGCAGGGCTTGATTCCCAAATTACAGAAAAAATTACGCCGTCAAGCGTAACTAAAGCCACTCCGTGGTAAATTATTATTAACAATTAAATACAATTAAATTATGTCAAAGATTAAAGATGAACAGCTTGAAAAGCTGCAAGCGCTAGTTACAGGTATTAACCAAGGCCAGCTAGAACTAGGAAGATTGGAAACTCAAAAACACATTTTGTTGCATCAAGTTAAAGAAGTACAAGATGAGCTTGGTAAGTTTCAAGGTGAGCTAAAAGAAGAATATGGGGATATTTCTGTAAATGTACAGGACGGCACCTATGAAGAAATCTCTAGCGAAGATGCATCTGATAAGAAAGATTAGTATCGGTAGAGACTATAAAAACGAAGCTATGCATTACTCCGTAGGTCAAGAGGTCTACGGAGGGCATACTATTTGTGATATAGTTGAGGATAGAGATAAATACAGTATTTATATTAGAAAGAACAATGATGTATTGCCATGGAAAGATTTTAATAAAAACATGGCTGTAGCTGTTGAATATAATCTAGAATATTAATGCGAAGCATTTTTAATTTTATTGTTAGACCAAAAGCTGAAAGATATAATAATAAAAAAGCTATTGGTGAAAAAGAACTAATACTAAATACAGAAATATCTGATTTCAGATATATAAGCCGTAATGCCATAGTATTAGAAACACCGCTTGAAGGCAAGACTGATATTAAGAAAGGCGACGAAGTTATTGTGCACCATAATGTATTTAGAAGATGGCACGATGTTCGCGGCAACGAAAAAAATTCAAAATCTTTTATAGACGAAGATCATTACTTTATTCAAGATGATCAGATATTCCTTTATAAAAGAAATGGTAAATGGAATGCGCCTAAGGGCTATTGTTTTGTTAAGCCAATAAAATCTAATGATGATTTTTCTACAGAGCACGAAAGACCGCTTATAGGTATTATTAAGTATGTAGATAAATTACTTTTGAAAAATGGTATTAAGCCTGGCGATCTTGTCGGCTTTACCCCGTCTAGCGAATATGAATTTATTGTAGACGGCGAAAGAATGTACAGAGTGCTCACTAATTCAATTTCAATTAAATATGAATATCAAGGAGACGAAGTCGAATATAATCCAAGCTGGCTACAAAGCAGTTGATGAGCTTATAAGAGTAGCAGAAGAAAAAATTATTACAAACACAGATGAAGATGTATCTGCTGATCGTCTTAAAAACGCCGCCGCAACTAAAAAGCTTGCAATATTTGACGCCTTTGAAATACTTAATAGGATTGAAGAAGAAAAGGCTATATTACAAAACAAACCTAAGGAAGAAAAGAAAGAAGCTTTTAAAGGTTTTGCAGAAAGAAGATCTAAGTAATGTACCAACAAAATTTATATTCTATTGTACACCCTGTTAAAATAAACAAGCTAAAGCGTTTTAACAAAGCAAAGCGCTGGAAGTATGGTTATGACAAAGAAGAGGATATTGTTGTAATAAGCAAGACCGGGCAAATTGGCGATGTGTATAGCATACAAAATTTAAAAATAGCTTTACCGCCCGTGCCCGCTAAACTTGTTAAAGGTGAAAACAAATGGGTCAAGCAAGATTACCCAAAAGAGCTTAACTCTATAAAAACAATATTTGACTGGAAAAATTATCCAGATGAATTTAAAGAAAACTGGGAAGGATATATAGATGAAGAATTTAAAAGGCGTGAAGAAGGGCATTGGTTCTATAACAAGAGCATTCCTACTTATATTACTGGCACTCACTACATGTACCTGCAGTGGACTAAAATTGACGTGGGTTCCCCTGAATTCAGAGAAGCAAACAGATTATTCTTTATATTCTGGGAAGCATGTAAAGCAGATACCCGATGTTATGGTATGTGCTATCTCAAAAACCGACGCTCTGGCTTTAGTTTCATGGCATCGGCAGAAACAGTTAACATGGCTACAATATCATCCGACGCACGCTTTGGGATATTGTCCAAATCTGGTGGGGATGCAAAAAAGATGTTCACAGATAAGGTGGTACCAATATCCGTCAACTATCCGTTCTTTTTCAAACCGATACAAGACGGAATGGACCGACCCAAGTCGGAACTCGCGTATAGAGTACCAGCGTCAAAGCTTACTAGAAAGTCAATCCAAAACTCGGAGAGGCGCGAAGAATTACAAGGCCTCGATACCACAATCGACTGGAAAAACACGGGCGACAACTCCTACGACGGGGAGAAACTAAAACTGCTAGTACACGACGAAAGCGGTAAATGGGAAAAGCCTGATAATATATTAAACAACTGGCGAGTTACAAAAACAACGCTGAGACTGGGTAGCCGAGTTATCGGTAAGTGTATGATGGGTTCAACATCGAATGCACTTGATAAAGGAGGTGAAAACTTTAAAAAGTTATACAATGATTCAGATGTTACAAAACGAAATCGCAATGGACAGACTCGCTCAGGATTATATTCTTTGTTCATTCCTATGGAATGGAACTACGAAGGATTCATCGATTCTTATGGACATCCTGTATTCGATACGCCAGAAACAGAAGTTGAGGGACCATATGGCGAGTTTATAGACGTCGGAGTTATTGATCATTGGGATAATGAGGTTGATGGATTAAAAGGCGACCAGGACGGCTTAAATGAGTTCTACAGGCAGTTTCCGCGTACCGAAGAGCACGCGTTTCGCGATGAAACCAAAAATAGTATATTTAATTTAGCAAAAATATACGAACAGATAGATTATAACGAAGATATAGAATCGCTAGCTGGTATTACACGCGGTAGCTTTGCATGGGAAAACGGCGTTAAAGATACAAGAGTTATTTTTAGTCCAAACCCAAACGGGAGGTTTAAAGTTTCGTGGGTTCCACCTACAAATCTTCAAAACCGCGTAATAGTGAAAAATGGGGTAAAGTACCC